CCTCGATATAGAAAAAGGGGTATACTATATTTATAGTACCCCCTCTCCTATGTTTCTACAAGCTCAATTAAAGAGCAAAGATTTTACTTGCACCAGTCGAGAATCGTACTGTAATATCACCACCGTTAGGTAAGATAGGAAGACCTGTAGCCGTGTCAATATAAGCAATTAATCTTGATGCTGTGTTACCGTTCTGCGAGTCTGCATGATATAAAACCAATGCTTCACAGTTAGCTCCAGTCACTGACTGAAATGTGGGGTCATCTGCATCAAAGACACCGCTTGTAATTGACAAACTTGTTAAGTTAGCTTCAGATATAACAGCTGAATTTGGTATGTCAGCTCTATCTTCATGTGAGGTACTAAATGTATAAACATCTGTATCAATCAACGCTATTGTAACAACATTGCTTGATAGATTCAAGTTACCTGCAAGAAAATCCTCTTTGGCTTTAGGATATAACTGGTTCGCCATAATATATTACCTCTTCTATAAACCCAATTAAGCGGTTGTGTTACCGGTGCCTGTAGAGCCGCCGGTTACTTGCCAATAATCATATTGGAAAGTTACAGTAAACTCTTCCACTCCTTCTGTCTCCCAGTTAAGATCAATTGCTTGAACATCTGAGCACCAAAGACCAACAAACTCGTATGTACGCAACGTCGCTCCATCTTTACCAAATTGAGTAACAGTAGCTGTGGATTTATAATCAGCAGGACCTGCTCCAGCTGATCGTATATTACCTCTATGATTGTTTATAGAGGCTGCCCACTCTTCCATTGCGTTACGAATCAAAAAGTCTTCATCGTTAATGATAGTTGGTGACCATTCTGCAAAAGTTCTATTACCGGCTATCTTTACCTGCCTACCAAAATAAGGCATGTTGATAGTCCCGACCGTTGAGGCCGGGAGTTGTGCTGAACGACACATAAATGGTGTTTTTAAATTACCAGCTGCGTTTATTGGATTGAAGATCTGTACCTCAAAGAGGGAAGGTCTTGCACCACCAAACGTTAACTGGCTACTGAAATCTGTGACTGAAAATGCCATAGCTTACGCTCCTTTGTTATTTTCTATTATTTATTAGAATTGGCCTACAACTTCTGAAAATTCTACACCAGTTCTAACTGCCACAAAGTTCAGCTGAATAAAGTTAATTGACCGAGCAGGTTTAATGTAAATATCACCTATAAACTCGTTTCTATCAATTACTTCGCCAGTATTATTAGTCTCATCACATACTACTCGGAAGTCAAAAATGCCTCGACGACCTTGTACGTCTCGTAAGAACGGCTCCACTAGATTTTTAAACTGTGCTCTTGTAAATGAATCGTTAAATTCAAACAGTGTAAAGTTAGCAGCAGTAGAAATAGCTTTCTCTAGTACGATGAACAAGCGACGTACATTAATACGATCAAATGCACTTGGCTTAGCAAGTAGCGTTTTATCACGGTACAATACTGTACCTCTTCCCGGGAATGTTACAACCGGGTTAACACCGTTTTTATAGAGAGTGTCTCTTTCTGCTTTCTTAGGATTCCAAGCCAGCTTGATAACATTTTTCATGTTACCGCGATTAAATCCAGCTGGTGAGAACCATGGATCCCTAATAGTATCTGTCTGCACCATTAAGCCAGCGGTGTCACCGTTAGCTGGTACATAACGATATACATCATTATACTTATCGTATTGATACTTCCAAGCACTGTCCATAGTTGCATATGAAGTTGATGGTAGAGAGTCGCGATATGCTACTACATCTTCCGCTTCTTTACCTTCATATGTTGAGTTATTTACAACAGATGCTCTAGTTGGCGACAAGCATACAAGCAAGTCTTTTCGAACTGCTGCAATATTATCAATTAGGTGCGTTACTACCGTTTGTCCGTTACCAGCTGCAAGAATAAATGATAGATCAATATCTTCAGTTGATTTAAATCTATCGTAAGCTGTAATTAAATTTGCAGCAGTAGCAGCTGAACCGTCTAAACCATTTACTAATGAATCGGTAAGAGGGGTAGTTGAACCTGTAAATGTAGTGCCACCAGCAGCGTCAGTGTCTGAATTAGTACCTATACCACTATTGTTAGCCCACCACAAGTAACGTGATTGATTATTAATAACATCTTTGTAGTAGCTAGACCCGCCTTGTTCTGTTTTTCCGTCACGAGCCATTGAAGCATTTTGGAATACTTCCAGTACTTGGCCTTTCGTTCCGGTCCACAAACCGTCTTCATCTACAACAACCATGTGCATTTCATCAGTGGATGCACCGTTATTAGTTGCCCATTGAGAAGTACCAGGAGCTTTATCTACGTTGCCTGCGTATTCCCATTTACGAGTTAATGAAGTATTAGCTGCAAGAGTATCGCCTGTATAACGACTTTCTAATGTTACAGATGTACCGTTAGCAGCAATTGCTGACACTCTGCGGTCTTGTTTCACCCCGGTCGGTGAACCAATTTCTAAAACATCACCAACTGTAAGAACAGAAGCTTGGTTTGCAGAGAATGTTACTGTTGTAGTATTAGATGTAACACTAAATGTGCCTGAGAGCGTAGATGAAAACGCGTCAGCTGACGGGCAAAGTGAAACTTTTAATGAGTTACCTAAAGCACCGGGATACTTTGCAATAAATCGTCCTACACCTGTTGTACCAGCGCTGTGATTTTCTTCATAATCGTCATCATTATCAACACGCGTAACAGCAGTATTTGCTGCATTACAATGTGCGTTCATCATAGTTGAATTTTCT